GCATCGATATAAATCTGGTTCTTGCAGGGCCTAGTTCTGGTGTTGCAGATACTACCGCTGGAATGGATACACATGGTACAATGATTATTGATCTTTGCGAAGCTCGTAAGGATTGTGTTGGATTTATTTCCCCATATCGAGCTGGAACAGTAAATGTGGCAAGTTCAATTAATCAAACTGCAAATGTAATAAAAGGATTTGATACTTTACCATCATCCTCTTATGTGGTTTTTGACAGTGGATACAAATACATTTACGATAAGTACAATGATGTGTATCGGTATGTACCCTTAAACGGCGATACTGCTGGTCTTTGTGCAAATGCAGATAAGGTTGCCGATCCTTGGTTCTCTCCAGCAGGATATAATCGAGGACATGTACGTGGTGCAATTAAACTTTCGTACAATCCTAAAGGTAGTGAAAGAGATCAACTTTATAGGAAACGGATTAATCCTGTAGTTAATTTCCCAGGCCAGGGGGTAATACTCTTTGGTGATAAAACTGGACTTTCAAAACCAAGTGCATTTGACCGTATTAATGTACGTAGATTGTTCTTGGTACTTGAGAAAGCAATATCGATTGCTTCTAAATATCAACTCTTCGAGTTCAACGATGAATTTACAAGGGCACAATTTAGAAATATGGTAGAACCTTTCTTGAGGGATGTACAGGGAAGACGAGGAATCTTTGACTTTAAGGTAGTCTGTGATTCTACTAACAATACAGGCGAAGTTATTGATCGTAACGAGTTTATCGGAGATATTTACGTTAAACCAGCTCGGTCTATCAACTTCATTACCCTAAACTTTATTGCGGTACGAACTGGTGTATCGTTTAGTGAGGTAGGAGGTTAATCATGGCTAATATAGATGACTTCAAAGCTAATCTAATCGGTGGCGGTGCTCGTGCCAATCAGTTTAGAGTAACAATAACTCCTCCTCCAGGCATTGCAATTGGGTTGGATGTTCGTAGAACTTCGTTTTTGGTAAGAGCATCACAACTCCCTGCTCAGACTTTAGCTGAGATTGCAATTCCTTTTAGGGGAAGAAATATTTACATTGCTGGAGATAGAGAATTTGCTGATACTTGGACTGTTACTTTCATGAATGATACGGATTTTATGATCCGTAATGCAATGGAACGATGGTCTAACGGAATCAACGATCTTGCTGATAATACAGGTGTTATTGCTCCAGCAGATTATCAAACCGATTTGACTGTTGAACAGTTAGATAGAGATGATACAATTCTCAAGAGTTATATTTTCCGAAGTGCATGGCCAGTAAATGTAGGTGCTATAGAACTTACATCTGAAGCTGCTGGAGATATTGAAACATTTGAATGTACTTGGAGATATCAACACTTTGAGGCTTCAGGCGTTAACTTCTAATTTGATACCTACTAAATAGTAAAAAGTAGGAGACATTATGGCAGAACTTTTCGGTTTTTCAATAGAAAGATCACGTAAAGACAGGACGACTAGTGAAAAAACCTTCACTAGTCCTGCTCCTGATGACGGCTCCATCGAAGTTGCTGGAGGCGGTTTTTTTGGGCAAGTTTTAGATACAGAAGGTAGAGAACGAACTGAACTTGATTTAATCAAGAGATATCGTGACATAGCTGGACAATCAGAGTGTGATGCTGCAATTGAAGACATTGTTAATGAAGGAATTGTTGCAAATCAAACAGACAAACCTGTAGAAATTGATCTAGAAAGAATTCCATATTCGGATAAAATCAAACGTAAAGTACGAAAAGAATTTGAAGAAGTATTAAGACTTCTTGACTTTGGTGTTAAGGGGCATGATATTTTTAGACGATGGTATATTGATGGTAGATTATTTTTCCATAAAATTATTGATACTAAAAATCCACGAATAGGTATTACTGAATTACGGTGGATTGAACCAACCAGAATTAAAAAAGTGAGAGAAGTACAGAAAGAGTTAGACAAAAACACTTCTGTTGAAATGGTTAAAAAGATAGATGAATATTTTATCTATAATGATAAAGGTATAGAAAAAGCTGGTTTAACAGGAAGTGGAGCTAATCAGGGTATAAAAATTGCAAAAGATTCTATCACTTATGTACCTTCTGGTATAATCGATGGTAAAAATTATGCAGTAATATCATATTTACATAAAGCAATCAAACCTGTAAATCAGTTACGTATGATTGAAGATGCATTAGTTATCTATCGTATATCGAGAGCACCAGAACGTAGAATATTCTACATTGATGTCGGTAATCTCCCCAAAATAAAGGCAGAACAATATCTCAAGGATGTAATGAATCGTTATCGCAACAAGTTAGTTTATGATGCGACTACAGGAGAAATACGAGATGATAGAAATCATATGTCAATGCTTGAAGATTTCTGGCTTCCAAGGCGTGAAGGGGGTAGAGGAACAGAGATTACTACTCTCCCTGGCGGTTCCAATCTAGGAGAAATTGATGATATCGTATATTTCCAACGAAAATTATACCGTTCACTTAACGTGCCGATTTCAAGACTTGAAACTGAATCAGGATTTACACTCGGCCGATCTACAGAAATTACAAGGGATGAGCTTAAATTCACTAAGTTCGTACAACGCATACGAAAAAAATTTACTCCCTTATTCACTGACGTTCTTAAAACACAACTACTCCTTAAAGGAATAATTGCCCCAGAAGATTGGGCAAATATGCAAGAGCATATTACGTACAATTTCTTAGAAGATGGACATTTTGCCGCACTTAAAGAGTCAGAACTTCTTGAAGATAGAATTAATCAACTAGGTTCTATAGAACCTTATATTGGAACATTCTTTAGTAAAGAGTTTGTATTGAAGAAAGTATTACATTTGACTGATTCTGAAATTCAAACTATGCGAGATCAGATCAAAAGTGAGACTGAAACAGATCCTATGGATGGTGGAATTATTCTGCCTCCAGGCGGCGATGGAATACAGAGAGTTCCAATGAGTCCAGATGGTATGCCTCTTGATCCCAAGATGCCTGCTGACGATAGGGCCAAAGCTGCGATGGGACTTGAACCGTCTATGCCTTCAAGAACACCAACGATTAAACAACCGCCCCCAGAAGGTAGTGCAGCTGCATCAGCTGCTGATACTCCTATTCCTTCTGGTGAAGAAGAAATAGAGAAGGATAAGAGTTTTATTGCTAGAAATGGTTTGAAAGGAAGAAAAAAATGAGTAGAGAATTTGTAGATAATGTTATGGCAGATAATAATGTTGGTGCTGAAAAAGCATTTAATGATACTATGACAGCAAAAGTTGGAGATTCTTTGGAAATAAAACGTAAAGAAATATCTCAAACTTTTGTTAGTAATCCAATTTTACCAGAGGAAGAAGTAGAAACAGATGATTGATTTTAGCGAAATGTATGAATCTACAGTTGTAGAGAAAGATGAGCATCGAAAATCAAGGCAATATAAGAAATTATCGCCTAAAATGAAGGATGCTGTCGATCATATATTTAAAATAATGGATGCTAAACCTTCAGATTTCCTAAATACTTTCGAGAAAACAATTAAAGACGTATCAAAAAAGTTTAAGGTTCCTGAGAAGGAAGTTATGAATTATTTTGAGAGAGAAATGTTATCGATATAGGGAGTGAATAATGGCCATTGCAACACAGACATTAGTAGATTCAGACTTTGAGGTTGTAACTAAACATACTATTACAGGAACAAACGGAACCGCTTTAAAAGTTCTTGATGTATCTGCTCTTGCTGGAGCTGCCACCGATCCTAGAGTATCTATCGTTTCAATTTGGTGGACAGTTAGTTCTGTTACAGAAATCGAGTGGAACGCTGATACAAATGTAACTGCATTTACGTTAAATACGAATGGCAGTTATAATGGAGGCGGACAATCCCTACCATCTATTGCAAATAATGCCGGTACAGGTATAGACGGAGACATTTACATAGAAAATGACAGTGCTTGCACTGGCACTGTTATAATGAAATGTAAGAAAGTTTCTGGTTTTGATGACATAACATAAGGGAAATGACATGGAAACAGTAAAATTATTCTCAGAATCGGTAGAAGAAGTAGAGTATATCACTGAAGCTTCAGAAAGCGGTAAGAAAAACTATAAAATAAAGGGCGTTTTTCTGCAAGCAGATATTAAAAATCGTAATGGACGTATATATCCTATGGAAGTTCTTGAAAAAGAGGTTGCAAAATATAACCGAAATTTTATAAGAGAAAATAGAGCTTTTGGAGAGCTTGGACATCCAGATGGGCCAACGGTAAATCTTGAGAGAGTTTCTCATATTACTACAAGTTTGGTGCCTGATGGTAAAAATTTTCTGGGTGAAGCAAAAATTATGGATACTCCTATGGGTAAAATAGTTAAAAATTTAATGGATGAGGGGTGCAAATTAGGAGTATCATCTAGAGGAATGGGTAGTTTACAGCAAAAAGGTGGAACTAATTACGTAAAAGATGACTTTTATCTCGCAACAGCAGCTGATATTGTTGCTGATCCTTCTGCGCCTAATGCATTTGTAGAGGGTGTTATGGAAGGAAAAGAGTGGGTTTGGAACAATGGAGCCCTTGTAGAGGCACATGTTGCGGATTTAAGGAAAAAATTTGATGTAAAAACACGACAAAGGCAGTCAAATGTGGAAGCTTTGGAGTTTGCAAGGTTCCTCAAAAGATTATAATTTATAAATATTAACACAGAAAAATTAAGGAGTGATCCCAATGGCCGATGAATTAGAGAAAACAATTGAAGAACTTGAACAAGAAGTTCTTGCGGAACTTGAAGAGGCTTCAGAGAAACCTCTAGGTAAAGCAAAAGACCTTGGTTTAGGTTCTGATAATGCTGGGGATGCTATCTCCAATGCTAAAGACCCTGCCCCCAATGTAGCTGGAACGTCAGCAAAAGAAACCGTTCAAGGTGAGCGAAATGACTTGGGAGGCGCAAAACCAGACGCAAAAGTAGAAAAGGGTGCTGATGAAGACCGAGCTGAAAAAGAGATCGGTAAAAAAGCAACAGCTGCTTCTTCTGAAGTCAAAGATGCACAGAATAAGGGTGCTAAGGAGGAACCAAAAGTGAAACAAGGAAGCTCAGGCGAATCCACTCCTGGCGAGGGTAAAAAACTTGCTGCTGGAGATGAAGTCGAACATGACGGTGAGGAACTTGCCGAAACCAAAAAAATGACTAAGGCACAGCATCTTGAGAATATCGCAAAGATGAAAAAGGCAGACATTGAAGAAATGTTGGCCCAACATGCAGCGAAACTCGAAGAAGCGGATAATGCTGAAACAGCAGAAGCTTTAAAGAAACTTGAAGACGCCAAAGCAGAGATCGAAGAGAAAATTAAATCGATCAATGTTAAAGAAGACGTTGAAGCTCTTGTAGAAGGTGAAGAACTTTCTGAAGAGTTCAAGGAAAAAGCTGCTACTATTTTTGAAGCAGCAGTTAAATCCAAGATTCGAGGCGAAGTAGAACGGATTGTGGATGTAACTAAAGAAGAAAAAGATCAGGAAATTGAAACTTTCAAAGAAGAGATGACTGAGAAGGTTGACAATTACCTCAACTATGTTGTAGATGAATGGACTAAGGAAAATGAGTTAGCAATCGAGCGTGGACTTAAAGGCGAAATTGCAGAAGACTTCATTTCTGGACTGAAACAGTTGTTTGAAGATCATTACATTGATGTGCCTGATGAGAAATATGACGTTCTCGAAGCACAGTCTGAAAAAATTTCCGAACTAGAAGAGAAACTTAATGAAGTTATCCAAAAGAATGTGGATGCTAAATCTAAAGAAGATGTTTTAGTTCGTGAACAGGTCATATCTGAAGTTTCTGACGATTTGGCCGATACTGAAATTGAGAAGTTCAAATCATTAACTCAAGATGTTGAGTTTTCTGATGAAGAGTCCTTCCGTGAGAAACTTAATACTCTCAAGGAAAACTACTTCCCCAGAACACAAACATCTAATGATGGAACTATAGATGATGAAGCAGGTGGCACCGCAGAGGACATTGATACGACAGATGCAATGAAGGCATATATGTCAGCTATCAGTCGTAACAAGGCGAGTGCTTAAATTATATTAACAGATGTAAATAAATAAGGAGAAACAATATGTTTCAGACAGAACATCTACAAGAAAAGTGGCAGCCAGTCCTAGAACACCCCGATCTTCCTAAGATTGAGGATTCTTACAAGCGGGCCGTTACCACTCTCATCCTAGAAAACCAAGAAGCTGCTCTTATGGAAGATCGTCAAATGCTTTCTGAGGTAGCTCCAGTTAACGCAATGTCTGGTGGACAGATGGATACATGGGATCCGATTTTGATCTCTCTAGTTCGCCGTGCAATGCCTAACTTAATTGCATATGACGTTTGTGGTGTGCAGCCAATGACAGGGCCTACTGGTCTTATCTTTGCAATGCGCTCCTCGTTTATCTCACAGGACGGTGCAGAGGCTCTTATGGACGAGTCAATGCCAGACATATCCAACCAAAACGCTGCTGGTACTATCGGTGGTGGAGATGTTGGATCAACTGAAACTAATCCTGCTGTTCTGAACGATAGTCCTTCTGCTGGTACTTACGTAAGTGCTACTGGTATGACTACTGCTCAGGCAGAAGCATTAGGTGACAGTTCTACAAACGCTTTCGCACAGATGGCTTTCTCAATCGAAAAGTCTACGGTTACTGCCGTATCCAGAGCCCTCAAGGCCGAGTACACAATGGAACTTGCTCAAGACTTGAAAGCAATTCATGGTCTAGACGCAGAAACAGAACTTGCTAATATTTTGAGTTCTGAAATTCTTGCTGAAATTAACCGTGAAGTTATTCGTTCCCTGTATGTTACCGCTGTTAAAGGTGCTCAGGTTAATA